AGCTAAGTGATCCTACTGTCTGCCCTGAGATAGCAAAGTTAAGGTTTCCAGAACCTGATGAGTAATAACCCGTGGTGGTATCAGCAAAGGTCAATGATGGTGCCGCTGCTGATCCGTTAGCTAATTGCAGAGAAGTAATTGAGCTTAACGTACCAGAGCTTGCGTTATAGAGGTCTGTGCCATCACTGATGATGATCAACGCCTGATTGGCAGGGATCGCAATCGTGGTGCCAATAGCAGCCGTTCCAGCCGTGTTAGTAATACCAAATGTCAGTGTATAGGCGCCTGTGGTCAGGTTCCTAATAGAGTAAATCTGAACTGTCTGCGGAAGCAGAACCAACAAGTTTGCCGATAGCACGCCGGTAAACTCTTGGATCACGTTCTTCGCAAACGCCGCTGACATTTGATATGGGGAAGTCAGTGCCGGCGAGTTTACGTTGACGATTAACTGCGTGTAGTTAAAGACGTTTGTCTGAGCCAGCGCATAGGTGTACCAATACGTACCGTCGGTGGTAAATATGCTTGAGTTGGCTATCTGTATTTGTACTGATGACGAACCGCCGGGGCTTCCACTGCCGGGATTTACTGGGTCAATAAGAGCCGTATATGCACCGCCTGCGCCCGTGCCGGTTACCGTCACAATACCTGTGCCGTTATTCTTAATAGCAATAAACCAGCCGTCACCTACACTAGCTGGGTCAGGCAGTGTGACAGTACCTACACCGCCATTCCATGAGAAAAGATTAGCTCTGTCAGTAACGAGAAAAGTGTATGTGGTCGTAATAATACGAACAGGCGTATTCTCATTAAGCGTGTTGTTAATTGCTTTTAAACCGTTACCTGCAAGCGCACCAGCCGTCGCCGACGAGGTGCCGATACCCATGGCAATACTTGACCACGTACCATTGACCGTGTTGTTATCGGTTAGGTAGATGTAATAGGTATTAGAGTTTGCACCCGAAGCCGATAGCGGTATGTTGACAATTACAGTGCCGGAATTATTGGTTACGTTAAATGCAAACTGACCACCGCTACCTACGTTGCGAACAATAATTGCTTGACCTACAGACACTTGGGTTGCTGGAGGCAAGATCAAATTTAAGTTTGCCGCAGTAGCCGTTACCTCAATAATATTTGCAGCAATATTTGCCGAAGGCGTACCGTTGATAGGCCAATTTAGTGTCGTGCTAGTGCTAATCGTCAGGCTTTCATACGAAACCTGCGATGGGCTAATTGTTTGGCCTGTATAGGGATTTGTGTATGTAGTCATGTTGATTATCCGTTATCCGCAACAACAGCCTGACGATCAGGAATCCTTGATATATCTTCGTCTCTAAGCGATTTAATAGCCTCAGAATATTTCTGCTGAAAGATTTGCCGCTGATCATTTTTAAGGAACGGCATTGCTTGCAGCAAGGTGCCATATAGCATCGCTGTAGGCGCATTCTGTGTCAGCCAGTTCGTCTGATTGCTTGAGCTTAATGGTTGGATGCGCTCGTAGTAGAGCACCTCAAACGTGTATGCCTGACTAGGTGTCGGCGCTATGTACCACCAATCCCAGCTAGTATCAGCGTAATACAGAGGCGCTCCAGTAGTGGTACTGTTCTGCGAGTAATTAATTAGGTATTCGTACTTACGAAGCAGGAGAGGGTTCTTGTTGCCGCTGGCGTCCGTATAGTTGATTGATACAGTCTTGCGCCACCTAGCCGGCTTAGGCAGGTCTGGATTACCGGCAGTCATGGTGGCCTCAACAACCTGCAATTGACCCAAGGTTTTGATCTCTTGGGCAATCTCAAATTCAGCTAAGGTGACGAATGTAGGGATGGCGTTAATCGTAGCCTGATCAGATCTTTCAAGATACTGAAGGACAATGCTGGTCAGACTGTCATAAGTCATCACCCACGATGGTATGTTTGTAGCCATTTTTTCCCCGTTAATGCGCCTATTTTCCCATCAGGTTGACAATCTCACAAGGTCACTTCAGCCTTGGGGAAAAGACTGTATTTTTAGACGTTACGCTCAAAATGAGGGCAATCAAGTAGGCTCTTGAAGTTGCCGCCCCAACGGTTCTTTGGATGCAAAGACTCCCAATAAGCCCCTAGCGGCGCAAGTATGGCCTTATCCCAAATAATTTTGCCGTCTTTGAAGAAGTTTAAGTCGATTGCACAACGCTTCAAATGAATGCTGTTCATGGTCTTGGAACGACCTGTCTTGAAGTAAATAGCCTGCTGCTCAGGAGTACGAGCTAATTCACCGCCGGTGACCACAAAACCCTGCTCAGTTGCGTACTGAATAAGCTTGCAGGCGTCCAATAGAAAAGCTGCTTGTTCTTGTGCGAGGCTCATTTTTTGCCTCTCATTTCTGCAAGCTTCTCAATCGTGCGACCACCAAAATATGCACCCATAATCAGCATGCCCCACTGCCCAAGCAAATTAACATACGACTCGTTAGCGTTGTATCCGAACGCCGACATCATCGCAAATAAGAAATAGCCCGTAAAAATGGCTATAAGGCTCATGGGGCGAATATTCTTAGATAGCCAAGAGTCGGATGCCATATCGGCGTCCCATCGGTTAGACACGTTGTTATCTTCGTTTTTGGCAGCATCAGCTAATAGTTGCAGCTCTGCTAGTTCCATCTTGGCTTTTTCGATACCAAGCTCTAGTAATCGTTCTTCATGGTCGTATTGGAGCTGACGTAGCTTCTCAACGTCTGCAGGCGTAGGGTTGTCTGGAATCTTAATGCCAAGAGTATTTTCTACAACCTCTTTGCCTTTAGCTTGAATGGCACTAGACAATAGACCTAGTCCACTTTCTGCAAGCGTACCAAGTAACGCACCGATGACAGGTATCATTTCTTAGCCCTTTCTTCCATCAACTTAATACGAACTTGTAGATCATGAAGGTCTTTGTAAATGTCTTCTTTTAACTTGTGCCTAGCCTCTGCACTTAGCGGACTGTCCGTAGGTACTCCCTGTGGAGTAATCAATGTCGGCATTTGTCCTTCAATCTTAGTTAGGCGAGTATTGAATGATCCTACCTCACCAAGCAGCCAAGCCAAACTTGCAACTACAATAGGAATGATTGCTTTAAGAGCGTCTGACCAGTTCATAATTAAATCCCAAGCATCTTTTTAAACAACTCTGCAGCCACGCCGGGGCCTAGTAATACAAGAGCCATCAATGCGTAAAGCAGATACTCAATCTTCTGCATGCGCTTAGATCCTTCGTCGAATCTATTCTGAATGTTTTCATAGCGTTCAGCGCAAACAGCTTCATGCACTGACAAACGTGTCTGTGTATCCTCAGCCATTTGCGACCTCTGTGTTAGCCGCCTGTATCTGAGGTATAGCTTGATTATGAATAGCTTGGATGAGCTGGAATGACTGAGTGTATGGAAGCTGACCTAATGCAGTCAGCAACTCATTCACCTCGTCAATCGTAAATTGTAGATTGATGTTCATGCACGAACCCAAGAGGTTGTAGCCTCATCCCATGTGTAAGGGCTTTCCATTGTGCCGTCTGTAGGCATAGGTGTAGGTGCTTGCCACTGAGCATTAACATCTAACGTCCAGCTTGGATACGGCTGTGGCGCAGCAAACGCATCAATGTCTTCGTGGTACTTGTAGCCAATACCAGCGTAGTTCTTACGCTTGTTGCCATTGTAGCTGGTTTGAACCCAACGACCGCCAAGCACGCGCTCACAGAACGCGGCACCGATATGTTCTTTCTCAGTACCGTAAGCATCAGCCGTGTCTTTATTAGCGACCACGATGACTTGTATAACGATGTTGTTTGAATCAAGCTGGGCAAAATGTGCCATTACTCTTCTCCTAAATGAAGTCCGGTCAGACTCTCGTCCGATCCAATGTACCCTTTTACAAAGGTGTTAAACGAAATGCTAATGCGTGTTCCATCGCCCTGCTTAGTCTGAACCATGTGCGTTAAGCTTGATGGGAAAATAATCAAGTCGCCAGTACCTGTCTCATACCACCAGCTTTCACTATTCCAATGATTCCAGTTTTCTGTTGGAACTTTGATGCGCTCGTAACCGTCTTTGTAAAAATAAATTCTGTCTGTTTCTCTGTCTGCTTGTGGGTAAAACACACCAGAGATAATGCTGTTAGGGTGAGCATGTTTATGGTGGTACTGACCCTTATCCGTATAATTAGCCCACGACTGCGTTATGTATGGCGTTACATTATTCTTAGGCGCATACACAGACTTAAAGTAATCCAGCATCGCGTCTTCAATAAACTCACGAATCTCTGTCATCTCAACCGACTTCAGAATCTTTCGGTTTTCGCTAGTGGTATTACCTTCATTTGGGTAACGCACTTGTTCTTTGATGAACAGCAATTCTTCTTCCGTTAGATCACGGTCTAACTTAGAAAAACCAACCGCTGTTGGAAATAGGTTGTTTATGTTCATCCGTTCACCGCCATATCGTATGCGCGTTGTTGCCCAAGCATTTGCTCTCTTTGCTCTTCAGTCCACACCGTATTGATGCTGTCCTCAAAAGCTTTTATCTTTTCCATTGTATCTAGCACTTCTTCCATCGTAGGACACGGGCGTGGGTCTTCCCATCGTGTAAACATGGTGTTGCTGATCTCCCACTTAGCGCCCGGACGGAGCAAGTGCATAGCTGTGTCGATACCGTAGAGTTGATAAATTTTAGATTCCACGCCTTCTCCTTAATAAGCATTAAAACTTATGATTGTTCTGTTTTTAGTGTTGTTAGCAACATCGTTTGAACCGTGACGTAACCAAGAAGGAAAAATATATAACTCACCGTTTTTTGGTTGAAACTTTGCCCATAAAAAAGAATACTCAGTGTTGCTTTTGCAAAAAGTGTTATATATATGTTGATTAGGATTAAAAAAACAAAGAGGGCTACTGTCCTCATCTACATTTATGTATAACACCCCGCTAAACGTACATAACGGATGCGTGTGGTTTTCTAGCTTGCTGCCAACATCTTGAATACTGTACCAAGAATTTTCTACCTTACTAAAATTAAAACCAGACACAGACGCATAGTTTTGTGTAGCTATTTGTATCTTATATTTAAGGTCAAGGCAAACAGGTACATTACTAATAAAATCACCGCCAAGTGCAAAATTTGATTTTGAATCGCCACCTAAAATTAAATTATGTTTTTTACCATCATCTAACTTTTGAATGTAATCAAACATTGTTGCGCATTCACTAGCGGATAAAAAATTATCAACTTTGTGAATTAGTGTTGGGAACAACGAAAAACTATTTGTGTTCATTAGGAGTTAAGTTTAAGAATAACAATACCAGAACCACCGTTTGAACCGTTTATAAAACTAGTAGATTCCCCGCCACCGCCGCCGCCGCCACCTAAACCGCTTGTTCCATTAATACCAGAACCACCAGCAGTACCTCCTCCAGCCCCACCAACGCCTCCCGGTCTTGAGCCTCGTGAATCACCACAACCGCCACCGCCACCTGCGTATGTTACAGATGTTCCAGTAATAGATGACGCTGTGCCAGCACCTCCTGCTCCACCTCGGCTACCATCACCGGCAGTTCCAGCAGCAGATGCCCCGCCCCCGCCACCACTTGTATAGTAAGACGAACCATCAGTAGAACCGCCTGCACCGTTGCTACCTTGGCTTGGTGATGTTGATGGCGTATTTCCTGTGCCGCCAGAATAACCGGGAGGGTTGCCAGCACCACCACCGCCAGAACCTCCATTGCCACCACCAAAAGATTGGCTTCCGCCATTACCGCCACCAGCAGAAGTAACAGTGCTAAATGTAGAGCTACTACCACTTGAAGCATTTGTGCGTGGGCTACCAGCACCGCCAGCACCGCCACCGCCAACAGTAATTGTGTATGAAGTTCCGGGTGTAACGGCTAGTGCAGTACCCGTTCTAAATCCACCAGCTCCGCCAGCGCCACCTGAAGAACCACCCCCTCCACCTCCACCAACCACAAGATAATCCACACTAGCTACATTAGGCGGCATGGTAAAAGTATAGGTGCTGTTAAAAACAAAAATACCAGTAGTAGGGGCTACGTATCTGATGATGACTATACCGCTGCCACCGCTTCCGCCATTTCCTGAATTAAATGGCCCTCCCCCATTTGTTGCACCGCCACCGCCACCACCGCCGGTATTTGTTGTTCCATTTGAACCAGCTCCTCCACTTGGGTTTGCAGAGCCGTTACCCCCTCCACCGGTTCCACCTGTACCGGCAGTTCCTCCACCAATTGTCCCGCCACCACCACCACCAGCATAGGTTACTGAAGAACCAGATAATGTTGAAGCAGTTCCGTTTCCACCGTTACCTCCAGCAGTTGACGAGCCATTAGCTCCAACAGCAGAAGCCCCACCGCCACCTCCACCGCCATAATTAGGGCTACCACCCGGAGCTGATCCTCCGTTATTTCCTTGGCTTGGAGTTGTAGCAGGTGTGTTACCAGCCCCTCCATTAGGCGAACCAGCCGCAGCGTATGCGCCGCCACCTGAACCGCCGGAAAGACCAGTTCCGCTATTTAAACCCCCGCTTCCACCACCACCCCCAGCGGAAGTTATGGCGCTAAACGCAGAAATACCACCGTTTGCGCCAATATTAGAAACAGAATTGCCGCCTGTAGCTCCAGCGCCGCCAGACCCAACAATAATTGCATACGTAGTGCCGGGGACAACGGCTAACGCTGTGCCTGTAAGAAAACCTCCAGCTCCACCAGCGCCAGACCTGTCAGACCCCGCGCCACCACCACCAGCCACCACCAGATAATCCACCTCGGTAACACCAGCAGGTGCAGTCCACGTAGTAGACCCAATAAAACTTTGGACAATAGTTTGTCCAATACCGGGCCACACGCCTGATTTGATAGCTTGCAGCGCTTGGTTTAGCGTCCAGATACCTGACGCTTGTGTAGTCGATATTGTTACCGGATTCTTTGTGATGATCCGACCGGGATAATTACTCATCGTTCACCTTACGCATTGAATTTTAGGATAACAATACCAGAGCCGCCATTACCAGCAATTGAAGGAGTACCGCTTGCACCTCCCCCACCACTTCCTTTATTTGCAGTTCCATCCCCGCCGTTTACTACTGGGGAGGCATTCCCTCCATTACCACCGCCGCCAGAACCACCAGCATAGCCAGCAGTATAATTACCACCACCTCCACCGCCAGCATACGTTACGCTTGGGCCAGTGATTGTTGACGCTTGACCATTACCGCCTATGCCATACGGAGCTGGGCCAGCATCACCGCCAGCACCGCCAGCTCCACCACCGCCACCAGACCTAGAACCAGCAGCTCCCGCGCCACCATTAAATCCTTGATATGCAACGGCTGGCGCACCGTTACCACCTGCTGATGGTTGATTAGGAGTGTTACCAGTACCACCTGCGCCAGCAGTCAGCCCTGCTCCGCCACCGCCACCGCAACCGCCATTACCACCTGCTGTCTCAGTTTTACCTCCATAACCACCGCCAGCAGAAGTTATGGTGCTAAAAATAGAATTACTACCGTTTGATCCATTATTATTTCCAGAGGCTCCACCATTACCACCACCGCCAACAGTAATCGTATATGTTGTGCCAGCAGTTACAGCTAAAGACGTACCTGTCCTAAATCCTCCAGCTCCACCACCGCCACCACCTTCTTGATTACCAGCAAGAGTAGATGTTGCGCCACCACCACCACCACCTATAACTAAATAATCAACGCTGTTAATACCGTTAGGTATTTGGAATGTGGTTGTAGAAGTAAAACGAAGGACATTACCAACAAGTCTTGGTACTGTGTATCTAAGGATGACTATGCCTGAGCCACCGTTTCCACCTGCTCCGGTTTGTGCTCCACCGCCACCGCCACCGCCTAAGTTTGGAACAGCGTTAACACCACCGCCGGTAGCAAGGTTGGTTTGTGCATTAGCGCCACCGCCAAGTCCACCTACTGCTGTTCCTGTGCCAGTAACACCCGGCGAACTAGAATCTGCACCGCCACCGCCACCGCCAGCATAAAATGTTCCAATACCAGAAATAGAAGAAGCAAGACCATTTCCGCCATTTCCAGCAATTACAGTTGTACCTGATGCGCCAGCAGCTCCAGCACCACCACCGCCTCCGGCACTTTTTGTACCAATAACACCGTTACCACCACTGCTACCTTGGCTTGGGGTAGTTGATGGGGTATTACCTGCTCCACCAGAAACTGTTCCGTATCCACCACCACCACCACCAGAGCCACCTGCATTTCCAGCGGCGTTATTTCCAGCACCACCTCCGCCACCGCCATTTGAAGTAATAGTGCTAAATGTTGAATTTCCACCATTATTGCCAGCAGTGTTAGTTCCATTTGCTTTTCCTGCGCCGCCAGCACCGACTGTGATTGTGTAGGAAGTTCCGGGTGTAACGGATAATGCAGTGCCAGCAAGAAACCCACCAGCGCCGCCGCCGCCTCCATAAAGTGTTCCACTTGAACCACCGCCAGCGACAACCAAATAATCTACAGACGTAACGCCAGCAGGAGCAACCCACGTATCTGTATAAGTAAATACCTGAGAGACAGTTGTGCCGTAAAGTGGAAAGTTTCCAAGCGTCCAAATGCCAGAAAACCCCGAAAGAGGCGTAGCACTTATTATCTGACCGGGATAACCATGAATTGCCATAGCAACCCCTTATTAAGACGATATATCTTCGTAACTTATTGAGTAGGTGATCCCACTAGCTGTACCAGATGTAACAGTAATGCTCGTACCCTCTTCCAAATAAATCGCAGTGGTTTTATCCGTAACGATTAATGAAGCATCAGCAGGTACAGAAATTGTACTTACGATTGGGTAAGCTGTACCGCCCGATGGTGCAGAGCCTTGAGCAACCGCGCCGTTTGAGTAGATAGATACCGTAGTATCTACAGCAGCGGAACCGTTTACGTTAGCCGCAACAATCTGGTTGATCTTTAAGACCTTGCCAGACGAAGCCGCATTAGGCAACAGAACCAGCGCAGTAGTACCGCCGGGTGTGAGATACGTTGTCTTACCGTAGATGGTAGTGACGTTAACAATATTTGGATTTGCCATTTAAAAACTCCTTAGAATCCGAAGATCATCGCCATAGCGATAGATTTGCCTGTGGTGATGCCGCCTGATGTCGGTGTCTGCCAAGATGCCGCAGTACCATTAGATGTAAGAACTTGACCGTTTGTACCGATTGTCGATAAACCAGTACCACCATTTGCAATCGATACCGGCAAAGTTACAGCAGCAATTGCTTGCGTTGCCAATACCGTGATCACGCCTGATTTGTTGAAATACAACTTACCATCAGCGACGTTTAACGCCAATTCACCTACAGCTAAATTACTCGTCGTCGGTAGATTACCAGCCGTCGTGCTGTTGAATAGAATAATTGGCGTGTAATTAGTTTGTGCCATTAAAAGGTTCCTCCTGAAATACCGCCAGTTATGCCTGATCCGACAGTCAATATGCTAGTTGACGAATTAAAACTAAGATTTGCAGATTGTGCCAAAACACTGGTACTTGATGCAAACAGTACCCCATTGGCTGTATACGACGATAAGTTCGTACCGCCATTCGCAACCGGCAAAACTCCAGACACGCCCGTCGTCAAAGGTAGGCTGGCACCCTGAGACAAGTCGTAAGTGTCACCGACCTGAATCTCCTGAATGGTAGTCGTATTAAGTACGAGTGGATAACGTGCTGTCATTTTTTAATCCTTAGAAGCAGGTCACATTGACCGTAGTAGATCCGTTATTCAGTAATACCGGTAAAAATCCATTTGCGAGTGAAACATTAACTTGGCTTCCCGCATGATTCGTCACCGGCAAAAACGTAGGGTTAAGCTGCCATGCAGCCGTTGAACCCGTGGATTTTAATACGTAGCCTGCCGTTCCGATACCCAAACGAGTGGCACTGTTAGCACCATTACCTATAATCAAGTCACCGGTTGATGTGATTGGCGATAGGTTATTAAATCCTACACTTGCAGTTGTTGCGTTTGTACCGCCGTTGGCAATTGATACAGGTGCAGTAAGACTAAAAACAGTGCCAGTTAAAGTAAGCCCATTACCTGCGGTGTATGTGCCTTCACCGGAAAATTGCGTCCAGCTAATAGGGCTAGTACCTACCGTAGTTACTGGTAAAGTCTGTACCCAACCAGTATTTGCATACTGCGTACCGTAAGTAACAAACGTAAAGTCACCGTTTTTAATCTCTACATTTGAATCAAAGTCAGTTGCACGGGTAAGAACTGTACCGCCTGTAGCCCATGTGTAAATACCGTTTTGCAACTGCGCCGCTTGGTCTTTAACCAATATTCGATTGCCATTCAAGATTGTGTAGCCATCAAGAACGGTCAGAGCAACCGACAGTGTGAGCGTAGCACCTACACCTGAAGATCCGTTGTTGTACGTTACTGTGCCGCCAGTAATGCTTGCCAGAGTGCCTGTGGTCGCCGCATCGCAGGCTGCATGGACGTTCAAACCTTGCGCCACCGCATCTACGTACTGTTTGGTAGCCAACTGAAATGCGGTTGTTGGGTCTTGCGTTACCTCAATTGAAGTTAACCCAGCCAATGTCAATGCTGTGGCGCCCAACGCTACACCGGTAGTGCCAAGCGTTAATGAACTGTTTGTCAAACCAGAATTCGGTATGTTGCTAAACGTATTCGCTGATCCGCTAATGGTCTTGTTTATCAGCGTCTGCGTATTCGTCAATGTAGCGACAACAGTCGTGTCAATCGTTAACGTGCCTGTAGAAGTGATAGGGCCACCTAACAAGCCATTGCCAGTAGCCACCGAAGTAACACCAACGCCGCCGGCAGACAAGGTAGCCCATGCTCCGCTGATATAAACCTCAAACACTCCAAGTTCAGTGTTGTATCGTATGGTTCCATTTACTGCCCCCGCCGGACGAGCCGCAGTATTACCAGACGGCAAAATAGTGCCGCCAGTACCCGGCAACGTCGGGTTCGGAGCAATACTAATTACAGGGACGGTTGTGCCGTTTACAACTGCAATTTGATTTACTGTGCCCTGTACGTTGGTAACAGAACCGTCGCCAGTGCCAAGGGTCGCCCATGCGCTGCCCTGATAAACCTCAAACCGCGATGTGTCTGTGTTGTAGCGGATGACGCCATTAACACCCAATCTTTGTGCCGAACTGCCTGAAGGTAGCTGAGTACCGCCTGTGCCGGGCAATATCGGATTGTTGGCAATACTTACTGTAGGTGCACCACCAACGCCTGTTCCGTTAGCAATAGTAATCTGATTACTAGTGCCCTGAACCGATGTCTGACTAAACGTCGATCCATTGATGGTCATCAAACCTGTGCCGGTCAAACTAGCTAGGTTTTGTAGATTAGCATTTACACCGATTACAGGGTCACCAGAGACGCCAGAACCATTGGATATGGTCATGCCTGCGCCGACAGTTAATTGTCGATTGGTGACCGTACTAGCGCTGTCCTTGACAATTATGCCGGTGCTTGCGCCGTTTAGGCTTGCTGCAGCGCCCGTCATGTTTATTGTCAGCGTGCTGCCAGCACCACCATCAGTTAACGACAACCCTGTGGTAGCCGATAAATAACGAGCCTGCGTTAAGCCAGCCGTCGATCCAACAGTCAGAAATGGGTAATTAAGAGCACCCGCACCTGAGATCGCACCCGTCGTCGTCTGTACCGTTACGCCATTTTGCACAACCGGCACGGACTCCGCGCCAGTTAGCGCAGCAGCATTCGGCAGTTGGGTTATGGTTACTTGTCCACTCATGTCGATGTATTCGTGTTAGGTGATGGTGTAATGATGTCTGTATTGCCGTTCTGTAACGGAGTAGTCGTTCCATTCTCGGTGCTGATATACCACTCACTTGGGTTACCACCCGGTATATTGTCGCCCGTTGGCGTCAACACTAATCCGTTATCATCAGCCGCAACATTCACATCAGGCCTTGGGTACTGCAAATTAATACGCTCAGTCTTTCTAGCCGGTAGTCTATATGGGTCTTTCTCATCTGCACAACCGCGAGTACACACCTTCAAACCCGGAAAGTTTGGGTCTGGCATGGCTTCGATAATAGGGCGCTTCATCTTGCATCTGTCGCAGATGAAGATGGCAATTAACGCATTCCCAGTAGTATCTAACCATTTTGGCATTACTTTGTGTACACAGAAATGTTAGGGGCAAAGTAGATAGGCGACTTATCGCGCTCTTCGTTCTCAGCCATGATGAAATACTTCTCTGCCTGATTTTCTAAA